TTGCCCCTGTGGGAGGGAGGGGGTGCGACTCCCCTACACAAATACAGCACATTTACTAACGTCGAAACAAAACCCTTGATATCGACACGACATTGCATTACTGTGATCGAACCTAAAGCAAAAAGAGATTGACATGAAAAACCCTAACCCCTTTGTGGCAGCGGCCACTGACCCAACGCTTGACGCATTTGGCCGTCGATATCCGATTGAGTTGAAGAACATCAAGTTCAATTCTCACTTCAGTCGTGAGACACATTGCTTCACTGCGACGGTGTACTTTGATGGCCAAGCGGTGATGAAAGTTGAGAACGATGGCAACGGTGGATCACACAACTTCTACCCTGTTCATGGTCAAAGCAAAGAATCATTCAGAGCTATTTCTGATGAAGTAAAAAGCGAGGCTTACGAATCATTGGGTGACGATACCAGAGAGGAATACAAATCCCTTCTGATCAACAACCCTTACGCCAAGAGCACTGCACTTGAGTTTGTCGTGACAGACGTACTCAACGAGCATCTGTGTTTGAAAGACATGCGCAAGCTATTGAAGTCGAAGGTCGCTGTGTTCGATGAAGGCGACGGTAAGATCTATCAGTACAGTTGCAAGCCCACCGAAGAGAACCTGACGTTCCTCAAAAAAGAGACCGCTGCCGAGCAGTGTGTGTTTCTCAACGACATACCTGAACACGAAGCCATGGTCTATTGGCGCAGAGCGGAGGGTTAATCATGTACGGAGAAGACACTGTTGCGCAAAGATTGTTACAGGTTGTGCGCGTGATCGTTACTCATGAGATCGACATCGTCACCGAGTCGGATTGGTTTGAAGAATACGTTGAGACCATGGTCGATAAGCGGATCAAGGAAATGACTGTTCGCGGAACGGATCAAGCGGAGGTGACTCATGCCGAAGTTTGAAGTGAACATCACCAGAACCATCACTGATCGTTACATAGTTACGGCTAATGATGAGGATGAGGCTCAAGAAATTGCGACCTACGGTGATCTCAAACCTGACTACACCAAGGATGGTGAAGAGATCATTGATGTGGAGGAAGTCGATGAAAGTCCTTGACCTGTTCTCAGGCATAGGTGGCTTCTCATTGGGGCTAGAGTGGGCAGGAATGTCCACTGTGGCCTTTTGTGAGCGTGACCCCTACTGCACCACCATTCTCAACAAACACTGGCCTGACACGCCCGTGCACAGCGATGTGAGGAACCTAGATGGAAAAGACTATGCAGATTCAATTGACCTTGTGGCAGGAGGATTCCCCTGTCAGCCATTCTCTGTCGCAGGAAACAGACGGGGGTCAGACGATGACCGCCATCTCTGGCCTGAGATGTTACGAATTATCCAAGAAGCCAAACCAAGATGGGTTATTGGAGAGAATGTTTTTGGCCTCATCAACATGGCACTCGACGATGTGCAAGCTGACTTGGAGAGAGAACACTACGAAGTCAGGAAATTCGTACTACCGGCTGTTGCCGTCGATGCGCACCACCGAAGAGACCGAGTCTTCATCATCGCCTACCGAAGCCCAGCTTTGGTCAACGCCAGCAGCGAGCACAGGCGGGGGGATACCGCTAGACGCAGCGGAGCGGGGATGGAAATGGGAGGGGACGTATTGGCGCAGACCAGACGGCACCAAGTATCAGACGCAACTGATCGACCAAGCACGCATGTGGCCCACTCCCACGGTGAAGGGCAACTACAACAAGAAGGGCTTGAGTGCGAAGTCAGGCGATGGTCTGGCGACAGCGGTGAACAAGTCTCGGATGTGGCCGACGCCCATGGCGAGGGATTACAAAGACACGGGCAAGAACACCAACTACGAGGCTTTGGCGAAGAAGGGCAAGCTGGCGGGAGCGGTGATGTGGCCGACACCAATGGCGCACGAAGCGAGGTTGGGGTATCAGGACAGGAGTCGTGGCAAGAAGGGCACGCAGGAGAGTCTCACCACCAAGGTGATCAACAACTTAGGAGGTCGCCAAGAGGTGAGTGGCCAGTTGAACCCAGAGTGGGTCGAGTGGCTAATGGGATTCCCAATCGGGTGGACAGAATCAAAGGACTAGGCAACGCCGTTGTCCCCCAACTCATTCAAGCAATCGGTGAGCTTGTGCTCGCCGCAGACAAGGAGATCTACGGATGCAAATAAAACTAGAAATGGTTGATGAAGATCACACCATCGAAGTGCCTAATGACGCTGACTTTCTCACGGTATTCAAAGCCATCACCAAAGAGATGTGCGATGAGTGCATCTACGAAGATGAGATTCAATCGATATCTTTTTGGTGCCTTGGAAGCAAACTAAGGTTACTGCGTGTGCTGAATGGTGATCCGTCATGACCTCGACACGCGGAGGCATGCGTGAGAATTCATTTGCCTTGCACCGTCACAAAAAGATGCGGACGCACACATGTGAGTGGTGTGGCAAGAAGTACGAGACCATTCAAAAGGTTGGGAAGTTCTGTAGTGAGGCGCACAAGCAGCGTGCTAAGCGCGCGCTGTTTGCTATGCGCAACCGTAAACGCCTGACTGATCTTGCTCGCAAGGGCAAGGATTTCAGGCTTCACTTTGGTGATATCGCAGAAGTAAGGAGAAAGCGATGAAAAACTTATTCACATTCCATGGCATGCACCCGAAGGGTATGCCTGACCGTGGTGATGAAGATTTAACGAACCCTCGTGCGCCGTTCAACTGTCCGTGGGACAGCTTGCCTGATGCTGATGATGACATCCGCGAGTTTGTTGTAACCGTAGAGTTCTATGTAAACGCAACCGATCATGACAGCGCATCTCACAAGGTTGAGTCTGCTTTGAACAAGAGCAACATAGAAGATTGTGATCTATGGCAGATGGAGAACACAGAGCAGATCTAGATGTCCTCATCTTCCTGATCGATCTCTTCATCCTCATGATAGATCTCTTCGTACTCTGCGTACTCTGAATCGTCTAGATCCTCGTGCTCTAAATCGACCACGCCTGGCAGGTCTTCATCTTGCAACACTTTGCCGTACAGTTGAGGCGCAAGGTGATTGCTTTCGATGAGGGCCTGCAGCCGGGCTTCGACTTCTGCTTTGTCCATCTGGTCGATTCGCCCGTGCTTGATTTCTTTCTTGTCGATGAGTAAGCCTGCAAGTTTTGCTCTGCCCATCTCGGCGGTGACGGCTGCACCATAGGATCCGTTTTCCACAGCGGTGTTACGAATCTCAAGTAGATCTCGAGCAACCTTCTCGTAAGTAATTTCGTACTTCTTCTGCTCGCCTTCTTGGAGCTCCTTCACCTTCTCCTGAATGTGTGCGTATCGTGGGTCATTCAAAAGCGTGGTCGCAACCTGTGCTGGGTGTGAGTACCCTGCTCTGTGAGCGCACTCTGTATTTGTCAGATCATGATACACATACAGCTGCACAAACTTCTGTTGCTTCTTAGTCAACGGTATATTCTTAAACTGTGCAATCGCATACCGTTTTGGGTTCGACAGAATGTCTTCATCTGGTTCCAAAGCTGCGTTACTCATTTCAATTTTTCCCATATCTCAAAAAATTTTTTTTGCTTTTCCAATCCTAATTCTAAAGGGGGAGAAGGGGTATCCCGAAGGGGAGATATTTAATATATCTCTCCCCCTCTTTAGAGGTGCCCCTCGTGCCCCTTGCCCCTGCCTTATAAATCAATGACTTAGGTAGGGGTACAGGCAAGGGGCAGGCAAGGGCACGCTGCCCCTCGTGCCCCTACCCCCACTTTGTTATAAATCAATGACTTAGCCCACTTATCCACAGGGGTAGGGGCAAATTGAAAACACCCCCGTGCCCCTACCTCTTTTGCCAAAAGTAGGGCCATACCCAACCTAGAATTTACTTTAACTTTCGCTCCTAAGTTCACTTCAACACCCGCTTGTTTGACCCATCAACATTCCTGCTTGACCCATCAATTTCCCTGTCAATTTCCCCATCACTTGCCCTACATCTGATGCAGTAATACTGCTCGTTCCAGGCTATGTCTGGGATGTCTGTGCATGTGCATCCAATGACCTCTTTGAGGTTTGCCAGAGCCGCTGATGTGGGTTCCATGGGCACATCTTCCCACTCATATTCCACTCTTAGCTCCACGGCTGCACGCCCATTGATTGCTCTATGATGGGCCTACAATAGCTGTTGCTGTTGAGATATCCCAACGTCAGAGCCTGGCGTATGCCGTCGTCTGTGAGTTCGATATCTATCTGTGTGACCATACCTGCGAAGCTTTCATCCCAGTTTGTTTCTGCTTGAGCCACCACTTCATCTGTCAGCGTGTCATCCTTCTCCAGATCCGCATCGATCTTATCTGACAACCATACCTTCAGCTGCGCGAGATCTTCTTCTGAGTCCGCGTACACGATCCCGTACTTGCCTCCTGTATTCACCTGATATATCTGCATACCTAATCCTCTTATCTACTCTTCTCTACTCTTCGCTAATTCTTTCGCCAGCTTCCTGATATCTGCGTTGTTCTTGCTGATTGCTTTGGCCAGTGCCTGCAGTGATTCTGACATGTCTTTGTTCGCTTGCTCCAGCCCAGCGAACTTACTCATTAACTTTGGGACGGAGCCGACTGCTTCTTCTACCGTGTCATCGTCCACGTTCATCTCAATCGTTACCTTTGCCATCGACTCTCTCTTTGTCTATCATCAGTTTGTGAGGGGTTCCTTGCCTTCACGTTCAAGCAATCTTCCTTTTTTGCTTTGGGGGACGCTTGCCCCAGCCAGTTCGGCTATCTCCCTTCTGGCTGGGGTTTTAAATTCCTACAAACTTGTACCACTTCTTACCGTTCTTCACATCGATAAGAATGTATCTCTGCTTCACGTTATAGACTGTTTGCAAAGGCATTTCTGTTTCTTTGGCAATGAGCCGACCTGGCATGCCCATCTCCTGCATGTGCAGTATGCTCATGATCACTGAGTCTTTGATCTGCTCCCTCTTCTCAGGCAGGATCTTCGGCTTAGGCGGCTTGGGTTTCTTTTCCCACGCCTGCTGTGCTCTGATTGCGGCGAGTAAGGTGCTCATGATCGTTTTGCCGCTTGTTCCATTCTGCTCAAGATATTTGCTATCCCCTCAATAGATGCAAAAGATTCAGTATCTCGTGCAATTGCTGAAAGGGATTCCGATATTTCTTTTAGGACATCGTTCCTCTTCGACTCAACGCAAGCCATCATTGCCGCTTCTTGAGACAAAACAATGTCGTAATTGTGATTTGTTTCATTTATCAACCCAACCATCTCCCTAACCAAAGTGGATGGGCCTGATTTAATCCAATTGCTGTGACGCTCTTCCAACATTTCTTTTTTTATTTTCTCTTCCCACATTCCTTTTTTTACTTTCTCTTCAATCATCTTATGCCTCCCATGGCCTTGTCATTTCATTTGATTCTAGGTAGTGCCACACCGCCTGTCCGGGCACGGCGTGTGTCTTGACTATGTTGCCCTTGTACTTCTGTACATAACTGACTGCGCTTCTGCCAGCCTTCTCACCGCTGTTCATCTTCGCTTTGCCCAAAGCCTCACGCGCCAGTATCTCTAACTCTTTTCTGTTGTAAAACTTTGTGCTGCTCATGGCGTTCACCACCACATCTGCAATCAGCACTTCATCTTCTTCGCTTAGTTGCGGCCTAGTGTTGCGCTGCGTGAACTCGTTGACCTGCCACAGGCCCTGCTCAAAGTCGAAGTTAGCCAGATGTTCTTTGGGCTCCTGTGCGTTACGCGCTTCATAGAAGATCGACACATCAGGTTTCTGTCCGCTGAGTTTAACACCAGAATCGAACCATCCTGCGAACACGGAGCCACCTCGAGCAGACATGAATGACTTATCGTCTGCCCGTTCTTTACCTGTATGGTGAGCGAGGATCACGGCAACGTCGTTCATCTCCATGAGCATATCGACTCTGTCCATGAGCTTGCGTATTTCTGTGTTGGAGTTCTCTTCACCATCAAAGAAGTTGATGATGGGGTCAATCATGACGATGTCTGGGTTGTGGAATGCAATCTCATCAGAGAACGCTTGGATGTCTTGGTCTTTCATCAGGTTCTTGCGCAGCCGCCCACTGATGATCAGGTTGTTGTGCCCCATGCGGATGAGGTCATCGTCTCCTGCGAACCGCTTGTAATACGTTTCGATACGGCGTTTCAAGAACTCTGCGATGATCTCTGCCTGGAACCACATCACTTTGAGTGGGCGATTGAACGGCACATCCATGAAGTCGGTGCCTGTTGTTGCACCTGCTGCGAATGCACCAAGCCAGTTTGATTTACCTATCTTTGGCTTACCGAGGAGCAGCACTCGGCTCTTCTGGAATATGAATGCATCACCCCAGTACTGGTCGATGCCATCGTCGTTCATGTCATACCATTCGGCTGCACTGAACGGCTGCAGTCCGAGTGGGCCTTGTTCTTGTTTCTCTTCGCCTTCTCGTTTCAGTTCATCCAGTGGATCTTCTTGTGACTGAATCTCTTTGAGATCGTCATTGATATCTGTCTGCCACTTGGATGTCTGCCATTGCATGACACCTGCATCGACATCGTCTGGGTGCCGTTTGATGTGGCCACCTACAATGCTGATGGTGGTGCGTGTGACTTCGATAAGATCCATGGGCGGGAAACATGATTGGTTCCAATCCTGCGCTTTGATCATGACCTCGCGCATACCCCAGCCTTCTTTCACCCACTTGCCGACCAAGCGTGCCAGGGTATCGTTGCGGCTCCCTTCTTGTTTGGGGTCTTCGGTCAGCTTCTCGCGAATGCTTTCGACCTTGCCTCCGTTGTTGTACATGTGCACTTTTTGCAGATCGTCATGTAACAGAACGGGCAGGTCTTCCATGCTGGACATGGGGTAGTTGCTATCGAAGTCGATGTTGTAGCCATGGCTGGGTGCGACCATGATGTATCCACCATCGCCGCGTATGTCTATCTTGTTGAGGCCCACGCTGTTGCGGATGAGTTCACTGCCCAGCGAATAGAAGTAATGCACACCACCACGGGGTGATGTTTGCTTGAGAGGGGTACGGCTGATGTTGCCCTGCTCTACCCACTCGACAGCTTCTTCTTTGTCCACATCGACCACGGCAAACGTAATGCCTGTGATTGCTGCCCAGTTAGCTGATGGGTATTGGGTGTGCCACTGCTGTATCTCTTCTCGTGACGGCTGGATCTTTTGGTAGTGCTGCCATTTAACTCGTGGTGTCTTGGCCCACTTGGCTTTGAGTGCATCTTCGGTATCGAAGGGATGCCGGGTTCTGAAGTATTGCGGCACTGCCTCTGTTGGTGAGCCACATGGGATGATGTGCATCCCGTTCTCCCACATGTCGTGCAGTAGTT